ACCTCTGCTATCCCGTCGTGCTTCTGCATCTTGCCGTCCCAAGGTATCAACTGCAAGTAGTCTATGACTATCATAGATATTCCGTGCTTCCTCTTCAGGTTCCTGCACTTGGCTCTAAGGTCGTGCATGTTCCTAATATGATTGTAGATATATATGGGCGACTTCTTAATCTTCTCAGTAGCCTCTACGATGGGCTTAAAAGCCTCTACCTTGTCGGTGCTATTGTTTGCCTCTTCGATGTTACAGCATGATGATATCTGCACCATACGTTTAAACACTTGCTCTGGAGGCATCTCTAGAGAAAACAACGCTACACCTTTATTGTCACGAATAGCTAGTCGCAATGCTATATTCAAAGCAAGCTGAGATTTACCGCAGGATGTTGGAGCAGAGATAACAAACACTTCACCCTTTCCAATACCACCTTCTGGGAGCTTTGCATCAAGAGACTTTATACCAGTAGGAATCCGCACCGGGGCGTATGTCCCGTCTTGCATTGATTGGATTTGGCTAATGAACTCTGACCCGACATTGCCCAAGGACACATCATCATCTTGGAACCCGTCGATCTTAGCCACCTCTGACTCAACATACGCTTTAGCTTCATCAGCATCAGCACCTGCGTCTATCTTCTCTATTGCTAAACGTGAACTACGCACAATTTTCCTGGCGTTACTACGCTCTCTGACGATTTTAGCGGCAGCCTTAGATTGCATGGTGCTCTCACACAAACTAGATATAGCAAAAATAGCAGGCATACCTCCGACCTCATCTATAAGATCCTTCTTACGAAGCATTTCATACAAGCTGATATCATTTACATCCTCACCCTTGTTGTGAAGCTCTTTTATGCTAGTAAAAAATATCTTGTTCGATCGGTCGTAAAAATCATTATCGTTAACGATTTGTATTATGTTGTCATAAGCATCAACCGACTGCTCTTTGTCGGGGAATAAACAACATCCAATTAAAATTCTTTCTGCTTCAACATTAGCGTGAATTGGTTTCTTTCTTTTTGTTATTTCTTTTACCATTATTTTTTGTTTTTCTTTTGATTTGATTTTCTTTTTCTTTCTTATCTAAAATATGTTCCGCGTATTTCATGGCGTTAGAATTAGAGATGGTATACATGTGACCGCAGTCCTGGCACTGCATCCTTTGTCGAACTACGCCAGTCGCACCTATCTTCTTTCCGTATCTAATTACGTTACTAGAACCACAGGAAGGGCAAGTCCATCCGTCGTTACCCTCGAGAACCCCAATGTGAGTTTTCATCTTTGTGTGTTTCGCTATGTATTCATAAATCTCTTGGAGTATGACTACGTCTCTCTTGCAATATCGAACCATGTGGGACATTGATTTCTCACAGCTATCTAGCACTATTCTTTTCCATAGTCCAAAGCTAGTGTCAATCTTTCCGTATCCAAGCAAAAACTTTGCGATGTAATCTAAGCGATGAGAGTTAAACTCAAAATTGGCTCGTGACAACTTTAGTGTATCTACAGTGGTAACATCCTTTGGAATCCCAAGGTTGTGCTTTAAGCATCTAGCTCGAAACCACTTCATGTCAAACTTATCCCCGTTGTGGGCTACCATCTCGTCAGCATTCTGCATGACATCCATAAACTCCTTGCAGAGCTTTATGTCACATCCTTCATCCCAAGACAACGAATGGACTTTCTTTTCTTTTTCCCACTTATAGCAGATGCAAATAATAGCACGCTCCGTAATGATGTTATCATGGGACAAGTTAACTTTATAACCCGGTCTCCAAAAAAATCCGATGTTCGGACTTGTTTCTATATCCCAAAATAATCTATTCATAATAAGTTTTTGTTAAGATGCCCCTCCCCTAACTCGGCTCGCTCAACTCGGCTCGCTACATCGTTAAGGGAGAGGACTTATACTCGGGGCAAATCAAAAAGGAACCGCAGTAGAATTAATATCAACGCTAGAGGCAGAGTCAGTGCTCGAACCCCAGCCAAATAGTTTCTTGCCGTTGCCAACATATACCTTCTTAGCACCTGACTCACGCTCTTCCTTGGATAGGTTAAGGCTTGCAGAAGCGTCGTTGTCGTAGTTGTCAGGCTCATCGTTAATCCAGACATCTAGGTCAAGATAAGTTCCTTTGGAGCCTTTGTATAGTTTGCTCTTATCGACCTTATCTAGGTTAATTTTTAATGATAGTAGTTTTGACATATTATTTGTTTTCTAGTTTTTGTTTTTGTTTGTCCTTAGCTGCTATAACTTGCGGCATAGCTGCTATTTCTTTTGGAAAAGACTTCCAAGTTTTTGCAAGATCTACAATGGTTTTTGTATCATTGATGAGACCGACAGCTAAATCCTTTGATAAAGACCAGTGCTTGTTAGTAGCATCAGCATCCTTCTCATTGTCAATGGCAAATAAATTACCCAACGCTCGTTTAAGACTGTATGATGCTGTAGACCCTGATATTTGTGCTGAGTCCATACCCTTCTTGGATTCGCTGTGCATAGCCCAGTTCTCTGTAGCAATTTGCTGATCGGTATCGCAGTCTAACAAGATTGCCGTGGTTACATTAAACATACAGTCACCACGCATCTCGATCCTGTCTGAGCAAAGTATGGCAACATTGTTTTCTTCTAGTAGAGGCTTAATCGCTTCTAGTATATCTTCAGCACTACGGTAGTTGTAGTTGCCAAAGTTGTTTTTCTGACCTTTAGGGGCCTTGAGGTTACATTGTATCCTCTGTAGCTTTTTAGTAAGCTTGATTATTTCGTCACTCATTATTTTGATTATTGTATGATTGTATTAATAGTTGCCTATAATACAATTTCCTTGTTTTTTCATTCTTGCAGGCATCAAGATTTTCTTCGTCAGCCCCAAGACCCTTTAACTTGTCCACTTGTTCACTAGCTGTCAAGTCTCTTCCGAATCTTTTTACTAGCTGTGTTAATCCTACGGGGTGCATAACATTCATAGCAGGAAAGTCTAGGTAATCAGCCATAGCACGTAGCACTATAGGTAGATCTGATTTCTTTCCTCGGCACATATTAAGATAGAAGTTCTCAACTTTACCCAACAAAGAATTTCCCTCCCTGGATAGCACACCGCGAACCAAGCCAGTCTGGTGATCGTGGTCTAAACACCAATCATTGCTTTCCCTTAATAGCACCGGGCATTCTTCAGGAGTAAAATCCTCACGAAACTGTGCTATTTGGTTATGCTTGAGATACATCATTTAAGTCTCTTTCGCATTGAGCTGACAACCCCGCACAATTCAATGTGAGCTATTTCAATAATAGCAGAAGCACACCAAAAAACAAAGCCAAGTGCGGCAATGGGTATCCACAAGATTTGCATTGATGCTACAATAAAATATAACAAACAATTATTTATTAAGTTTAGTTTTTTCATCTTCAATTTTTTTAATCAATTTATTTAAAGTATCATTCGCATCAACTTCTCCATGCACTACACTGAGAAGCGTTCCAATATTACAAAGAAGTTCGTTCAAGCTTTTCTCGGCTATTTTAACTTCTGCTATGAGGTCGTATATATCGTCCTCGATCCATTTACGTTGTTGTTGATTCATGTTTAACCATTTCCTTCTCTTCTATAAAAAGTTTCAAGCTTTTTATTTCTTCATTTATGTTTTTTCTTTTATCAGATAACATCTCGATACGATGAGATGTGTATAGGCTTTCGTCACGCAAAAGATCAATCCTTACTTTTGCTATTTCAATTTTATAATCTTCGTAGTTCATTTTTGTAATCTATTTATTAATACTTTAAACGCTGTAGCAGCTGTAGCAGGCACTACTCCGTTACCCAAGAGCCTAAGTCTGTCCACCCTGTCGGTAGACCCATTAGTTGCTCTACCCAATCTGGATTTAGCTTGCCCGTCGCTTTTCCGCAATGACCCGCTATTTCCTCCTCGAGATTTGATTTGTTCCGATTCGCTAGATAAGCTCGGTTTTTTTCCGTTATCTCTGGATGCACCTTGTTTGCTCTTGGGGTAGGAAACAACTCTAGGTGCTTCCCAGTCGTGCTGTGGCTCTGTTGGTCTTGAGGGCCATCTTTGTTCTCCTCGTAAGTCTCCACCGCATCCCTCAGTTTTGCCCCAAAGGTCTGATTGCTCTGGTGTCTCTTG